TTAATGCTAAAAAGTTACTAATATGTTCTTAATATACGATGATTTGTGTTCAAATATTGAAATAAAATGTAAATATAATAATATAATTGATAAAATATTTATTTTAAAGTTTATTAATAAAATATTTATCTCAAAGTTTATCAATAATATTAATTATTTATTTATTTGGTTATCAAGAAATAGATATTATAAAATTATTAAATTATTGTTAAAGGATAAAAGAGTTGATCCAATTTTAATACAATTAGATGGGTTGCCAGATTTGGATATTATAAAGTTGTTAAATTATTGTTAAAAGATAAACGAGTTGATCTAAGTGATGAAAATAATTATTCAATTCAATCTGCGTCGTTTTTTGGATATTATAAAGTTGTAAAATTAATATTGAAAGATGTACGAGTTGATCCGAGTGATGATAATAATTAAAGATATAATAAATATATTGAAATAAAATGTAAATATTATATTATAATTATTAAAAGATAAACGAGTTGATCCAAGCGATGTTAATAATTGTGCAATTAGATGAGCATCTGAAAATGGACATTATAAAATTGTTAAATTATTATTGAAAGATAAACGAGTTGATCCAAGCGATGATAATAATCATGCAATTAGATATGCATCTTATTATGGATATTATAAAGTTGTTGAATTGTTATTAAAAGATGAACGAATTGATAAAAATAATCAAACTATAAAAAAATAATGAATAAATTAAAAAATATATAATATTAAAATTATTTTAATTTTTAAAAAGATAATTAATATTTTTATTAAAAATAAACAGATTTTTATATTATTCTTATTTTATTTTTTAAAAAATATTAAATAAATAAAATTGATAAAATTTTTTGATATCAAAATAGTCGTTTTTAATTAGTAAATAGTTATTTTTAGTTGTACATATATATTTATTATATAGATACAATGTTCTTAATTTATGATGATTTATATTTTAATATTGAAATAAAATGTAAATATGATGATATAATTGATAAATTATTTATTTCAAAATTTATTAATAATATTAATGAATTTTTTATTTGGGCATCTTTTTCTGGGCATTATAAAATTGTTAAATTATTATCAAAAAATAAACGAATTAATCCAAATAATGAAAACAATTATGCAATTCGAATGGCATGCATGAATAAATATCTAAAAATTATTAAATTATTATTGAAAGATAAAAGAGTTGATCCAAGTGATGTTAATAATTATGCAATTAGATGTGCAGCTGAAAATGGATATTATAAAATTGTTAAATTATTATTAAAAGATAAGAGAGTTGATCCAAATGATGTTAATAATTATGCAATTAGATGGGCAGCCGAAAATGGATATTATAAAATTGTTAAATTATTATTAAAAGATAAGAGAGTTGATCCAAGTGATAAAAATAATGAAGCAATTCAATTGGCATATGAAAATGGATATTATAAAATTATTAAATTATTATTGAAAGATAGACGAATTGATAAAAATGACCAAACTATAAAAAATATAATAAATAAATTAAAACATCTTTCTAAAACATTTTTTGCTGAAATTTTTTCCTAAAAAGTTTTTATAATAAAATTGATTATTTATTTTGTTTTTGTTAATATATAATGTCAAAAATAAATAGAGATATTGAAGATAAACGCGTCATATTGTTTCCAATTGTTCATCATGATATTTGGAAAATTGTTTGCGATTCAAGAGATCAAATGTGGACAGTTGATGAAATTCATTTCAATAAAGATATTGAAGATTGGAAAAATGTAATAAATGGAGAAAAAATTATAATAGAACATACATTAGGATTTTTTGCAATTGCAGATAATTTAGTTATTGATAATATAATGGATAATTTCAAAAAAGAGTTTCCAGTCAGAGAAATTGAAGCATGGTTTAATTTACAGTCTTATCAAGAGACAATACACGCTGAAACATATGCAAAAACAATTCATGAATATTTTGGATCTAAATCTGTTAAATTATTAGCAAAACATATGTCATTGGATATAATTAAAGAAAAAAATGATTGGATTATTAAATGGATGGATGCAAAGAAATATTCATTAGCGCAAAGAGTAGCTGCATTTGTTTTCATTGAAGGAATAGCATTTTCATCATTATTTAAATTAATTGATGTATTATGTAAAGATGGTAAATTCCCTGGATTAAGACAATCAAATGAATTAATTTCTAGAGATGAATCTCAACATATGATGATGGGAATTCATTTATTGTTGAATTATATGAAAAAAGAAGATATTGATGAAAAAATCATTTTAGATATTTGGAAAACTGGAATAAAATTAGAAGAAAAGTTTATAATTTCTGCAATTCCTAAATCAGTCGGCCTATTAACTCAAGAGAAGATGATAAATTATGTTAAATATGTTGCCGACGTAGTATTGGTGCAAATGAATATTAAACCAATTTATAAAGTAAATAATCCATTTAAGGAAATGAAAATTTTAGGAATGGTATTGGAAGAAAAACAATTTGAAATAATTCCAACAAATTATACTGTTGGAAAAAGCGATATGATTGGTAAAAAAGATGATTATGATGATCTCTTAGATGAATTTTAATATAAAGAAACTTTTTAGGAAAAAATTTCAGTAAAAAATATTTTAATATAAATTGATTATTTTTTTTTAATATTATAAACAAACTTCCCATAAAACATTTTTGCTGAAACTTTTTCCTAAAAAGTTTCTTCCCATAAAACATTTTTGCTGAAACTTTTTCCTAAAAAGTTTCTATTATGTTCTTTTTATATAAAGATTTATGTTTAAATTTTAAAGTACTTATTGAAAATATGTCGAATCAAATGTTTTTAATAACATATAATGGTAAAAATGAAAAATTATTTATAAATGCATATGAATTGGGATATATAAAAATAATAAAATATTTTTTGAAAAAAGATATCGAATTGTCAGTATTTTATAATTTTGCATTAATATGGGCATGTAAACGAGGATATTATAAAATTTTAAAATTATTATTAAAAGATAAACGAATTGATCCAAATATATATTATAATTATCCAATTAAAGAAGCATGTGGTTATGGATGGTTAAAACTTGTTAAATTATTATTAAAAGATAAAAGAATAAATTTAAATAATTGTATTAATGATTTAATTAAAATTGCATCTAAACATAATTATTATAAAATTATTAAAGTATTGAAAAAATATATAAATAAAAATTGATTATTTTTTTTAATATTATAAATAAACTTTTTAGGAAAAAGTTTCAGCAAAAAATGTTTTAATAAAAATTAATTATTTTTTTTAATATTATAAACAAACTTTCCATAAAACATTTTTGACATAACTTTTTTCTAAAAAGTTATTTTCTAAAAAGTTACTTTCCACCTTTTTGACATAACTTTTTCCCAAAAAGTTACTTTATTATGTTCTTCTTATATGAAGATTTATGTTCAAATTTCAAAATATATATTGAAAATAAAAATGTAAACAATAAACTATTTTTAATAAATTATATTACTAAAATAAAAGAATTATTTATATATTCATTTGAAAATAATAAATATGAAATTATAAAATATGCTATTAATAATATCAATCCAAATATTAAAAAAAATTATGCAATTAGATATTCTGTTAGATATGGATATTATAAAATTGTAAAATTATTATTATATCATAAAAGATTTTATTTAAATCTAAATCAAATGCAATTATTAATACAATGGGCATGTAGAAATGGACATTTAAAGATTGTTAAATTATTATTGAAAGATAATCCAAATAAATACATTTTAATTGAACCATTTAAATGGGCATGTAGAAATGGACATTTAAAAGTTGTTAAATTATTATTTCAATATAAACAAATTGATCCACAATTTCAATTAAGTTATACTTCTATCTATTGTCATGCATATAAATGGGTTTGCAAGAATGGTTATTATAAAATTATAAAATATTTTTGGAAAACACATAAGTTAAAAATGCAAAGTGAAGAATTGATAAATATAATATCTAAAAAGGGATATTTCAAAATTGCTAAATTATTATTTACAAATACTCCTGCCGATCCAAGTAATGATAATAATTATGCAATTCGAATGGCATGCATGAATAAACATCTAAAAATTATTAAATTATTATTGAAAGATAAAAGAGTTGATCCAAGTGATTGTAATAATGTTGCATTTTTACAAGCAATTAAAGTAGGAAGTTATAAAGTTGTAAAATTATTATTAAAAGATAAAAGAGTTAATCCTAGTGTCAATAATTGTGCAATTAGATGGGCCACTGTACGGGGACGTTATAAAATTGTTGAATTATTGATGAAAGATAAACGAGTTGATCCAAGTGACGATGATAATTTTGCAATTAAAGCGGCATCTGAACGTGGATATTATAAAATTGTTGAACTATTATTAAAAGATAAACGAGTCGATCCAAGTGCTGATGATAATGATGCAATTAAATTAGCTTTTAAAGAAGGACATACTGAAATTGTTAATTTATTATTGAAAGATAAACGAGTTTCACTTATTAAATAATAAAAAAATTGATTATTTTTTTTGATATTTTAAAAATAACCTTATTGTATTTTTGCTGTAATTTTTTCCTAAAAAGTTACTTTCTAAAAAAGTTACTTTCTAAATCTTTTTGCTGTAACTTTTTCCTAAAAAGTTACTTTCTAAAAAAGTTAATTTCTAAATCTTTTTGCTGTAACTTTTTCCTAAAAAGTTACTTTCTAAAAAAGTTAATTTCTAAATCTTTTTGCTGTAACTTTTTCCTAAAAAGTTACTTTCTACTATGTTTTTAATATACAAAGATTTATGTTCATCAATCAGATTTATTAAAAATAATAATTTAGATATTGATAAAAAATATCATTTTAATTGTTATATTATTAATATAAATTTTGCAATTCAATATTTATTTGAAAAAAAATATCTAAAAGTCATTAAATTATTATTAACAGATAAACGAGTTGATCCAAGTAATAACAGTAATTATGCGATTTGTTGGGCAGCTGAAAACGGACATTTAGGAATTATTAAATTATTATTAAAAGATAGACGAGTTAATCCATGTTATGATAAAAATTATCCAATTCAATTGGCATCTATATCTGGACATATAAAAATCGTTAAATTATTATTGAAAGATAAGAGAGTTGATCCGAGCGATGATAAAAATTATGCAATTAATAAAGCTTCACAATATGGATGCTATAATATTGTTGAATTATTATTAACAGATAAACGAGTTGATCCGAGTGATAATAGTAATTATGCGATTCAACATGCCGCTGAATCTGGATATTTAAAAATTGTAAAAATATTATTGAAAGATAAACGGGTTGATCCGAGTGATGATAATGATAGTGCGATTCAATGGGCATCAAGAAACGGACATTTAGAAATTGTTAAATTATTATTAAAAGATAAACGAGTTGATCCAGGTAATGATAATAATAATGCGATTCGATGGGCAGCTGAAAATAGACATTTAAAAATTGTTAAAATATTAATAAATGATAAACGAATTATACTTTGAATAATAAAAATTTACAAATAATAAAAAAATTGATTATTTTTTTTATTATTTATAAAAACATAATACTAAATCTCTTCATCAAACCTTTTTGCTGAAACTTTTTCCTAAAAAGTTTCTTTTCAAAAAGTTTATTTCTATGTTCTTGATATACAAAGATTTGTGTTCATTAATTAAATTTAATATAGACAATATTTATAAAATTAAAAACAAATACTATTTTAATTGTTACATTATTGATATAAATGATGTATTTAATTATGTATCTAGATATGGATATTATAAAGTTGTAAAATTATTATTGAAAGATAAACGAGTCGATCCAAATAATCAAAATAATAATCCAATTAGATTAGCTTCTCGATCTGGACATTATAAAATTGTAAAATTATTATTAAAAGATAAACGAGTTGATCCAAGTGTTAATAACAATTATACAATTAAATTAGCATCTGCATATGGACATCTAAAAGTTGTTAAATTATTGTTGAAAGATAAACGAATTGATCCAAGTATTTATTATAATTATGCAATTGGAGTAGCATCTGAAAATGGACATTTGAAAATTGTAAAATTATTATTAAAAGATAAACGGGTTGATCCAAGTGATAATAAAAATTATACAATTGGAGCAACATCTGGAAATGGACATTTGAAAATTGTAAAATTATTATTGAAAGATAAACGAGTTGATCCAAGCGATGATAAAAATTATGCAATTGGAATAGCATCTATGAATAATCATTTAAAAGTTGTAAAATTATTATTGAAAGATAAACGAGTTGATCCAAGTGACGATTATAATTTTGCAATTAAGATGGCATCTGAAAATGGACATTATAAAATTGTTAAATTATTTTTAAAAGATAAACGAGTTGATCCAAGTGATGCTAATAATCATGCAATTAGATATGCATCTGAAAATGGACACTATAAAATTGTTGAATTATTATTGAAAGATAAACGAGTAAATCCAAATGCTTTGAATAATTATGCAATTATAAATGCTTCTAAAAATGGACATTATAAAGTTGTAGAATTATTATTAAAAGATAAACGAGTTGATCCTAGTGATTGTAATAATAAAGCAATTAAATTAGCATATAAAAATGGACATCATAAAACTATTAAATTATTATTGAAAGATAAACTAGTTTCACTTAATAAATAATAAAAAAATAATTATTTTTTTTAATATTCTAAAAACAATCTTTTTGTTGAAACTTTTTACCAAACCTTTTTGTTGAAACTTTTTACTAAACCTTTTTGCTGAAACTTTTTACCAAACCTTTTTGCTGAAACTTTTTCCTAAAAAGTTTCTAATAATATAAATTGATTAAGTTAATTATAAAAAATAATATAACTATATTTTTAACATATCTTTTATTTAAAAAGTTACTATAATATAATGTTGGGTAAATCATATCAAATCAAAAAGTCAAATTCTACTTTTCAAGGACGAAGAAAAAAAATAACAAAAAAACATGAACAATATCCTATTCTTGAAAAAAACCACATTTAGGGCAAACATATACTCGTTTCATAGATTTTTTATAATCAAATCTTAGAATGTTATTAGAGCATTTTTCATTAGCACATTTTTTTTTAATTTGTTGATAAGTTGGATCATCGATCATTGCTTTTACTAAATTTATTGATGTTTTTGTGACTTTATTTTTATCAATATATAATAATGAATCATATGAATCAGTATTAGTTATTTCATTTTTACATAATGAACAATAATCATAATATAAACCATTTACATGTCTTTTTTTCGTAATTAATGTACCACAATTACAAAATTTCATTTTTATATATTATAAAACAAAATCAATTTTATTCAATAATTCATATTATCAAATTTTAATTCAGATGTTATCATAATTAAATTATAATCAAAATATTCTTCATAATCCATTGGATCTTTATATGGAATTTCATTTTTAGTTGAAAAAAATCTATTGTTGAAAATATATTTTGTTTTATTTTTTGGTAATTGTATTATCATATGTAAAATATCATTAGAATTATCTATTTGAGAATAACCAACGATTATTTTATCAATATTTTCATAATTTTTATCTGCCCATTTAATTATCTCAATAATTTTTAAATTTTTATTTGATAATAAAGTATCTTTGAATAATACTTTTTTATCATTTATTTTAATATATTTTATTATATTTTTTCTAGTTGGAAAAAAATATAAATAGGAATATTTTATCCAAAGATAAATTTTTGAAATAAACATTATATATAAAATAATATTATGTTTTTAATAAATTAATGTATCATAAATTCTTTGTGCAATAATTTTACCAATTTTTCTTTTTTCACTAATAGGTAATCCTAATAACAAATTTTTATTTTTATTTAAATTAATTATCAAATTACTCATTGATAAATATTTCTCAACAATACATTTTGCAATATTGAAAGAAACACCATTTATTTGTTCCAACATTAAAATGAAAACATCATTTTTTGTTTTATTTGATGATTTTTTAATTTTTATATTTTTGATATAGTTATTTGAGAGATTATTTAAATAATCACCACTTTTATGTTTTAATTTATTATAATCATCTAAATTTACTTTCCAAAAATAATTGTGGTTTATTATTGAAGAAATCAACTCATTTATTACATTACATGTATGGTATGGATTTGTTGAAAATAATATTGATACAGAATCACGAATTTGTTTATGAATTATTGAATTTTGAACTGATGTTCTCATTTTTACATTTTTAACATCTGTAATTTTACCTTCAATTAAATAATAAATTTTATAATTGGGAATTCCACAAGAGAGAATTCTTGTAAATTGTTCATCTTTTCTTCCATCTTTTATAGATGCTGCATAATCTGGATATGATTTTCTTTCAATTATAGCAACAACAATATCATTATATTTAATTATATAATCACCAATATCACAATTAATTGTTTCTGTTTGTATATTTTTAAGATTATTTAATTGAGTTTTTATGATTGATGGTTCTCTCGAATCAATAATTAATTTAATATTTTTATTCATTGTATTAAATATAAATATAAATTATTATTAATATAAACTTTTCAACTATCTTTTTCAACTACATTTTCAACTACATTTCAACTACATTTTCAATTACCTTTTTGCTGAAACTTTTTTCTAAAAAGTTTCTTTCTAAAAAGTTTCTTTCTAAAAAGTTTCTATGTTCTTATTATATGATGATTTAATTGAAAATATTGTTATTGATTATTACTATAATTACAAAAAAAATCAATATAATATGTGTGGAGCAGATGGTAGCGCTATTGGATTTTCTAAAGTACCAAAAATAGTAATACTATTTAAAAAACCATTAAAAAAATATTATGTTAATAAAATTGATTATTTTTTTTCAATAATTAAAAATATTTTCTTATAATTACTCTTCAATCTTTTTGCTGAAACTTTTTTCTAAAAAGTTTCTTTCTAAAAAGTTTCTATTATGTTTTTGTTATATAATGATCTATGTTCATTAATTAAATTTAATAAAACTAGTATTGATAAAATATATCATTTTAATTATTATATTATTAATATTGATTATATATTTGAATTAGCATCTAAAATTGGAAATCTTAAAATTATTAAACTATTAATGAAAGATAAACGAATTAATTCAAATAAAACGCAAAATGTTGCAATTCTTTGGGCAGCTGATTATGGATATTTTAAAATTATTAAACTAATGAAAGATAAACGAGTTAATTTAGGTTGCTGTAATAATTATGCAATTAGAATTACATCACAAGAAGGACATTATAAAATTGTTAAATTGTTATTGAAAGATAAACAAGTTGATCCAAGTAATAGTCGCAATTATGCTATTAGATTTGCAGCTAAAAATGGACACTATAAAATATTTAAATTGTTATTAAAAGATAAACGAGTTGATCCTAGTGATGATAATAATTGTGCAATTATTTGGGCATATGAAAATAAACATTTTAAAATTATTAAATTATTATTAAAAGATAAACGAGTTGATCCAAGTTATCTATTTAGACGATCATGTACAATTGGAAACTATAAAATGGTTAAATCATTATTGAAAGATAAACGAGTCAATCCAAGTTATAAAAATAATTGTGCAATCAAAGTTGCAATTGAAAACAAACATGATAAAATTGTCAAATTATTATTGAAAGATAAACGAGTTAAAACTACATATAACATTTTTTAATAAAATTGATTATTTTATATTTTTATATAAACTCTCTTTTACTTTTTCAACTATCTTTTTGCTGAAACTTTTTTCTAAAAAGTTTCTTTCTAAAAAAATTCTTTCTACTATGTTTTTAATATATAATGATTTACAATTAAATTTAAATATTTATATATATTTTATAAAATACAATTTGAATAAATTATATATTATAAAATACATTGATAAAAAAGATAATGGATTTAATAATTTTTTTAAAAGAATAAACTATTTCGGACATTATAAAATTGTTAAATATTTATTAAAAAATAAACAAATCGATCCAAGTATCAATAATAATCACGCAATTAAATATACATCTGAAAATGGTTATTATAAAATTGTAAAATTATTATTAAAAGATAAAAGAATTGATCCAAGTGTTAAGATTAATCATGCTATTAGAATAGCAGCTGAAAATGGTTATTATAAAATAGTCAAATTGTTATTAAAAGACAAACGAGTTGATCCAAGTGATGATGATGATTATGCAATTATAATGGCTTCATTAAATGGACATCTTAAAGTTATTAAATTGTTATTAAAAGATGAACGAGTTGATCCAAGTTATCTATTTAGACAATCATGTACAATTGGAAATTATAAAATAGTTAAATTACTATTGAAAAATAAACAAGTCGATCCAAGTTATGGAAATAATTGTGCAATCAGATGTGCAATTGAAAATAAACATGATAAAATTGTCAAATTATTATTGAAAAATGAACGAGTCAAAACTACATATAAAATTTCTTAATAAAATTGATTATTTTTTATATTTTATATAAACTTTCTATTTTACTTTTTTTTATAACTACTCTTCTACTTTTCTTGTAATTACTCTTCTACTTTTTTGCTGAAACTTTTTCCTAAAAAGTTTCTTTTAAAAGTTATATATATAATATGGATAAACTAGTAATAAAATTTATTAAACAAAATTATTTTCCAGATTTAAATGAAGATGAAGTAAATACTATAAAAAAACATTATTTGGTTATAAATGATTATCCTAGATATTTACATGGCAATTATAAATACTTTATTTCAAATGAATTGTCAAAAAATGCTTCACGAGCAGTTGTTTTTATTGCTACCCATCGTAAATTATTGAAACATGTATTTATGAATAGATTAATGAGAAAAAAATTGAGAAATGAATTATTTAATAGTATTGGAGGAATAAAATATACAAAAACTAAAAGAGAAAAAGCATATGATATAATTATTAATTCAGATTTTTATCCATTGGATAAATACGAATGTGTATTGGTAGATAATTATTTAAAAATGTTGGATAGAACATTAATGAAAAAAAAGATGATACAAGATTTATTATCAAAATTATATAAAAATAGAAATATAACATACGAATATGTTGATATTAATTCAATTTACAATAGATTATTGAATAATTACTTATAATCTATATTATAATCATCTAATACTGATAATAAATATTGTTTAGCAGTTAAATCTGGTATATTCATAACATATTTTAATATTTCAATATTATTAGAAATGATATATTCAACAAATGTTTTATAATCAATTTCTGTTTTATCTGTTATAAATATTGCTGGAATAACAATATCCTTTTTTTGCGGCATATTAACTCCACCATGTGATCCAATTTTATATTTTGTTCGTTTATATGAAAAATATATTCTTTCATTTTTCAACGGAGTTCTTGATGGATCTTTATCGTGTATCATCTTTGCTACTTTGATATGAGCAACATTTTCAATGGATTCTTCTTTGTATGCATCAAATCCTTTAAATTTTGCACTCTTTAAGAAATATGTATAATCATATTTTCCCGTAAAGATTTTTTTAATAATATTTCTCATATATCTTATCGCATTATTAGGTTGTAAATCCATCATATATCGTTGTATTTTATTTCCAACCATTTTTTCAATTTTTGTAGCATCTCTCTTAACACTTTTAACACCACGAATTAATTTCTCTTTATGATTGTAATCTCGACGTTCATGTTTCCAACCAAAGTATTTTTTCTTTTTTGGATAAAAGAATATCCATGATTGTAATTTTTCTAATTCAATTGTCATTGTTGTTAAATCAAGTTGATTATGTAGAAAATTATTTATATATTTTTCACATTTAATTGACAAATCCCAAATTCTATAAAATTCATTTTCCTTTGATAAAGTTTTATTTTGAGGAAATTGAGGAAATATTGAATCTGTATCTCCATATACAATAGATGAACCAGGGACAAAACCTTTCCATACATATAAATTATTTGTACTTGTTATTTTTTCCAATTTTATTAACTTTGAACAAAATGATGTATAAAACATAACATTATTTTCAGTTAATTCCAATTCTAATTTATCAAATTCATCTTCATCAGTAAATGCAGATAATTTATTTCCAATCCAATATTTTACCTCATGTAAATCTTTATTTTTAAATTTATTAGATATTGAAGAAATATCCGTCATTTCGACTCCACATAACAAATCTTCACATGCATGAATATAATTTCTACATTCATTTGTAATTGTTCCACCAATAGGAGCAGCATAAAGTATAGATTTTGATAAAGTTTGACCATAAACACTATTACACAAAACTTTCATGGCTTTTTGATCTCCATCCAATATTTTATATTGAATTAATGAATGATCTTTATATTGTTTCATTTTCTTTTTAATTTTATTTCTTTCATCTAATAACGTTTTACATACCATTGGTAAAATTCCTAAATTTTTTTGTTTATTAGTATAATCTACAGCAATATCAACACTTTTCTTTGTACCATTTTGTAATGAATACACATAAGTTGTATATTTATATAATTTCTTATATTTTTCATTTTTTATAATTGAAGTACAACATAAATTATTGGAAAGTGTAGCTGACGGATACATTGAATTAAAATCTAAACAAGGAATATTTTCTCTAATACCTGGGATTGGAGGAGCAACAAATCCTCCTACTGCATTAAAACCTTTATAAAATTTTTCTTTTACAATTTCTTGTTTTCTTTCTGTCTTTTTATCAAATTCTGTACGAAAATCTAAATTATGTAATTTTTGTTGCCATAATGTATCAACTGGTCTAATATCTTTAGTATTTCTTGGTATAAAATATATATAATTCATTTTATATAATGCAAAATTAGATATTAATGACAATAATGGTTGTCCTTGACCAGAATTTGCACATGTTGATAAATCTAATGATGTAATTTTGGATTTAGATATTAAATTTAAATCAATTGACGATTGTATTACTAATTTATACAATAATGCACAATCCTGAAGACAGTATTTATTTATTATAGTATTTTTCTCTTTTGATTTATCATCAATTGGATTTGAAAAACATTGAGCAGCATATCTATATAATTCATCATATGTAAGATCATCTTTTGTTTCTTCTAAAATTATTGAAGAAACTGTTTTCAGTTTTAAATCAGGATATTTAGCTTTATCAGCTTGGCCATTATAGTATTTGTATATATCTATATTCCAACTTCCTGAAGTTTTTAACATAACTGTTTTGTTTGCACCTGCACCAGAACTATATGTATCATTTTTATATATAGTTGTTTTGACATTCCAATATTTCGTCATTTTGAATAAATCACCAACAATATTTAAATCAAAACATCTAAAATATATATATTCCCAATCATAAGAATGACCATTATAAGTATAATAAATATCTGTAGACATTTTTCTATTTAATTCAATCCAATATAACAGCAAATCAGTTTCATTATCAAATTCAATTATATATGTATTTTTACTTGGATGTATATTGGTAACTTTATTCAATGTTAATGAAACATTTAATATTTTATCTTCAATTTTAAATACATTTCCAATACAAATAATTGGATCAGATTCTAAAAATTCAGGACCAATACCATTGTAAATACGTTTACTTGTTTCAATATCAAAAGAATTACTAATTGACATTGGAATATCTATTATTGTATCATTCGTTGAAATATCTTCATAATTTACAGTAAATTCTATAGCACAATTAGTAAGTTTTTCTTCATCTGGAATATTGAAAACATTTTTTACATTATACCATCCAACTGGGTTTAATTTTCTATCATGAAAGAACCTTATATTTGGAGATATACCATCTTCATATGTTTTTATATTAACCATAAAAGATTTACCATTTTTCATTACAAATGACAATTTTGTATAATCACCATGTTTATTTGAACCAAATACTCTCATTGAATAAAATTTTCTAGCATTACTATTATTGAAAGATAATTTTACATATGGAAATATATCAGTTCCAGTAAATTCTTCAAAAGGCTTTCCATATACTAATTCAATCTTAACAATTGATTTATTATATTTTGCTACTAACATATTCCAAATATATCCATATCTAAATCCAATATTAAAATGTTTTTTATCTCTATCTAATAAAAATCCATTATCATTATTATATTTAATAATATTCATAAATAATTTCGGTGATTTATGAAATACTTCAGGAACTTTGATTAAAAACCATGGTCTATAATTTTTAACATGAATACATATATCTCTTCCAGAAATAGTTCTTCCAAACATTGAAACAATATATTTTTTATCATAATTATAAGAAGTATCAGATAAACCATTGATAAAATTATTTATTTCTTTATGATGTTTACTTTTCCTATTTTTAAATATTATTTTATTTTGTGATCCCCAATAACCTTCAGAGTCACTTTCATAATCTAAAATATCATCAATTGTTTCTGGTGATTTATAAAAATCATCATTATAACATATTTTATCATTATATTTTATTTTTTCTGATTGTAATAATCTTCTATTTTCAAATTTTTGACATCTTATATAAAATGTATTCGGATTATCATTTTTTTTATCTGTGTAATAATTTTCTTTTTTAAATTTCATATATATAGTATTAATATAAAAATACAATTTAATCAATTTTATTATTTATAAAGAAATGAAAGAACATGATTCAAAATTTCCATTGTTTGTTCATTTAGGAATCATTATCATATATATATTGATGATTTTATTTTACATCTAGGTTACTTTGTTACTTTTTGGGAAAAAGTAACGGCAAAAAGTTTTTAATATTATTTATTTTTAAGAATAATATTTTTTTTGATGTTACTTTTTGAGAAAAAGTAACAAAGTAACTTTTTAAAAGTAACATATAATATGAAGCAACTTAAATTAATTTCAAGATATCATAGCACATCTTTGCCAAGTATGTACAGTCCATTGTATTTTATGTATAATGGAAAAAAATATAAAACTAGAAACAACGATAATTTAATGCCAACAAATCTTTATAAAAAAGAAAAAACTAGTTCATTATATATAGTACCAAAACAATATCATAAAGTTGATCCTGATAATGTTTGGTAAAGTTGAATATTTTAAAAATTATCACAATAAAAAATATAGTAATGAAACTAGTGAAAATATATTGAAATGGAATAATTTAATGAAATTGAAAAAAATATCAGATAAAGTAATTTATATTTGGATATTAAAATATGGAACAATGTGTTTATTTAACTATATGATAAAAAATTATGAAATAAATGCTTTTGATAACAATAATTATGCAATTAAAATTACATGTTTATATGGAAATACTGAAATTGTTGATTATTTATTGAATAATACAAATAATTTAATTGATCCATTTATAGATTCAAATTATCCAATTCGTATAGCTGCACAAAAAGGTTATTATAAAATAGTAGAATTATTATTAAATTATATAAAACCAATTTTTGATAATGGAGAAATTATTAAATCTTTTAATAATAAATATGTTGTTATAGATAATACATTCAAATCAATTGGATCTAGAATAATAGATGAAAAACATTGTAAAATATTATTTTTGAATAATAATATGTATGATTTTATAAATTTAACATATAAAGTAGTTAAATCTAATTCAAAAAATAATTATGCATTGAGATATGCATCAAAAAATGGTCACATAAACGTGGTTAGACTATTATTAGAACAAAAAAATATTGATCCAAGTGATGATAATAATTTTGCAATTAAAAATGCATTTAGAAATAATCATCATAAAATTGTATTACTATTATTAAAAGATAAAAGAATATTTTTTCAAAATAAAGTACATTTTAAATTATTGAATAAATATATAGATATAGAATCTAAAATTGATAAAAAAATAATATATGATAATGATTATTATATAAAAAATAAATATTATATAGAACAATTTAAAAAATTGTTTTATAATATATAATGAAAAATAAAAAATTTATTATTTTCATATTGATAATAATAATATTACTTATTATTCATAATTTATTCAATAAGTATACAAGAGTAACTGGAGTATGTGGAATAACATATAAAGTTCTAAATTCTTCAATAAAACAAAAAGTTGCAAATAAATTTTGTGAATTAGGTAACGAAACTGTAAAATTACAAAAATATTTAAAAAAATATTTCCCAAATGATCCAAGAACTAAGAGAATATTAAATAGATTTCATGGTAATTCAATGGTAGAGAATCCTAAAGAAACTTATACTTTATTCAAAGGATATTCTATAAATATGTGCATGCAAAAAAATGATACTGAATTATATCCAAATAATTTACTTATGTTTGTATTATTGCACGAATTAACTCACATATTAAACGCCGGTTTTAATCATACTAAATCATATTGGACAGATAATGTATGGTTGATGAAATGTGCATCAAATTGTGGTATTTATACAAATGTTAATTATCAACGATATCCTGTCAATTATTGTGGAATTGTTATCAACAAACATCCATCATATTAATAAAGTTGATTTATATTTTAATATATATAATAATGAATATATTAGAAAAACAACTTGTTAATTTTTTTACTGAAAAATTATTTGAAAATATAAAAGAATTGAAAAATACAAACACTCATGAAGATTTATATGAGTATTTAATAAAAATTTATTTACAATGTAAAGATAGAGATATTTTTGAAATAAAATGTAAAAAAATATTTTTATTAGTAGATATTAATTCTCCTAATTTTTCAAAAAAATATAAAGAATGGTTTATCGGTGAAAGAAAAACACCATTTAATAATTCAAATGAAAATGATTTTATTATTGAAAATAGTGAATATTGGACTGATTTTATTCAAAAAGAAAAATATAGAAGATTACATGGATCTGTACTTAAATTGACAGCTAATAGTAATTTTAAATGCCCAAATTGTGGAAATAGAAATTCACATCAATCATCTGTACAAAAAAAATCCGGTGACGAAGGATCAACAAATATATTAGTTTGTATTACTTGTGGTCACAATTGGCAATTTAGTTAATGTATCATAGACTATATTTGAAATCTCATGTATAGATTTATGTGAATTAATCCTGTAAATATTATTACCTTTAATTTTTTTAAATTCATTACATACTTTAGATTGAAATGTTTCATTTTCATATAATTCATTTCCATCAACATTTATATTATTTTCAAATAAAAATGTTATATCTGGAATTGGTAATCCTTGGTCCGCATGTTTGCACCAAATAGAATCTAAACCATTTACCATTGAATAAACATAACCAGATGGAATATATCTATCGCATATTATAAAATATCCAGAATTTAGTAATTCTTCAATTTCATTTTTTTTCTCCCAACGATTTGCACTAAATAATAGATGAATTGCTTCTTTTGAATGAATTTTTATTTTAGAATTGAGATGATTATGTAATACTTTTCCAATCTCAGTACGGCGATCAGGAAATGATATTCTTTTTACTTTTTTATTCAATTTTAAATATTTTTTAAATAATAAATCAGCTTGTGTGGTTTTTCCACAATTATCTGGTCCTTCAAAAAGAATAAACATTATATATTATTAATAATAAATATAAATCAATTTTTATTATAATAAAAATCTCTTAAATCTTTTATATATGATTCTGTAAATTTTGTTTTTATATATTTTTCCATAGAAATTCCTGACATACGTTTTACTAAATAATCAATTGCAAAAATACCACAATCACCATTGAAATGTTGTACACGTTTAGTATTTACTTTTAATTTTATATCAGATTGATTTGTTAATAATAACCAATGTAATGATATTCTTTCTATAATATATATCATTGAATTTGGTAAAATATGTGGAACTGAATCAAAATATTCAATTCTATTTTTATACAATAATAAAGATACCCAATGTGCTGCTTCATTACAATTATTTTTTTCTCCTTTTAATCTAAAGATAAATCCATATTTTTTATTTTTATCTAGTTTTTCATGTATTAAATCATTGGTTTCATAAAAGTCAGATAATTTTGTTCCTAGAAACACAAAGTTGGGATATATATCGTCATATTGTTTCATAACATTATTTATATCATAAATACTCAACCAACCATCTTTTGACCACGTTGACACTGGCCGAAATGAATCTTTGAGAATAACATTTAAATCTTTTATTTGAGTAACGAGATTTAATGGTATTTTTCCACTAAATTTTTTATGTTTTAATAATATTTTATGTATTTGTTTAATTTCTTTATCAGTAAAACAAGATTGTTTTTTAATTTTCCTACCTGGGCTACATTTAAGAGTTTTTGGTACTTTTAATTTCATATTATATCTAAAAAATAAAAATCATTTAAAAATTATTATTTTACAAGTTATTATTTTTGTTTTATTTTTACATTTTATTATTTTTAAATTTTTTTCAATATGAAAATTATAATTTGATAAACAAATTGGTATATCTTTGTTATAATTTAAAATAATTTTTTTAATACAATCATTAAATTTAAATATTTTTTTCAATTTTGTCAATATACTATATTCAATACAATTTATTTCAATAATATTGATATTTTCATCTTTATAACCAATGTATTCTAGAAAATTTATAGTACCTCTACAATAATTTCTAAAATTTATATCATTTATGATAATATGTCTAGATATCATATTTTATTCAATTGAATATAAAATCAATTTTATTTAAAAAGAGACTTTTTAGAAAGAGACTTTTTAGAAAGAAACTTTTTAGAAAAAAGTCTCAACAAAAAGAAAATAAAAAATTAATTATAAACTTACAAACATTATAAACTTATAAACACTATAAACTCACACACATTATTTTTTGCCGAGACTTTTTCCTAAAAAGTCTCAACATTTCTAACTTGAGTTGGTTTAATGCCTTGTAATTTACATCGTCTTAGATATAAATACCATGGCATTTTAACTGATAGTTCTTTATTTCTCAATGGATTATTACCATTAACAGCCAATAAATCTGGTATATCTTTTGCATATTTATATTTATCTAACATTCTTATATATTAAAAATAAAATTGATTAAATAGTATAAATATCAAAAATGTCGACACAAAAAATAAAATTTGATAATAATAAAATACCAAAAACTACTACAATTTATACATCTTATTATGGAGGTGTTAAAAAAAGTACTAATTTATTAGACTTGGCAATGTATTTAGATAAAAATTTTATGGAATATTCAGATATTATAAAATGTTTTAGATACGGATACAAAAATGAAAATAAAGAGTATGTTTTATATAAAAGGGGAATTAAAGTTAAAAAAAATAAGAAGAATAAAGTAGAATTAGCATTTAAGAATGCAATATTTTTAGAATTATATACATCTGATCCAAAAAATATTATTTCAGTTAAATTATTTTGCAACGGAAGTATAAGCTCAACTGGCTTTAGTTTTGATAAATTTAAAGAATTTAAAAATACAATTGAGTTATTATTGAAAAAAATACATAGTAAAAATAATACTATATTTCAAAATGAAATTAACATTATACCACCAAAAGGAAGTATGATTTTATGTGTTGTTAAACAATTAACTAAATTTAAATTTGATAATAAAAAATTAATTGAATTTGTTAATTTAAATGAAAATAATAACTTAAATGCATTTTATGTTTCAGATAAAAAACAAATGGTTAAAATACAATATAATCGCCCAGATCATGATATTCAACATTTTGAAATAACTCAAAACGGAGTTATAAAAATTACTGTTTTGACAAAAAATGAAATAGGAGTTGCTGTAGATTTTATAACAAATTTTTTAACTGTAAATCTTGATAATATAATTTATAAAGATAGAGTAGAAATTGTATTAGATATTTTAGATTTAAATAAAGATGCTCCCGAACAAGGAACTACTGAATGGTTGGAAATAAGAAAAGGAGCTATTAATGCAAGTGAAGTTTTTTCAGCACTGGGATTGAATAAAAAATATGAATCACGTAATTCATTTATCAATAAAAAGAAAAAAGCATTATTAGAGAGTTCTAATACTATAGATGTCGAAACATCAAGATATTATACATCAGTTGATAAATTAACAAGTCCAATGCATAGAGGAAATGCATTAGAACCAGTTGCAAGAGATTTATATCAATCATTATTTAATAAAGAATATGATGATGATCGATTTATCAATAATAAAGTATTAATATATGAATCTTCTTCAATTTCTCATTGGAAAAATAAAATTATAAGAGCATCACCGGATGGTGTAGTTTTTATGTTTCAACCTAAGAATTTTCCAAATGTTCCACCAAATTATAAACCAACATTAAAAGAATTAAGACATTGGTTTAATTTAGGATTAATTGATGATGTTATTGGATTGGAAATAAAATGTCCAAGTAAATATAATGATTGTAGATATAGTAAGAAAAAAGACAATGAAATGACAACTACAAATGCTGGTCTTGATAAAATTCCATCAGGATATTGGTGGCAAATACAACAACAATTATATGTTATGAATTTATATGATTGTCATTTTATAGCATTTGATTTCGTGTTTTATGTATCATATATGGTTTGGGTAAAAAAAGAAGAAAATGTTTTAACAAGAGGAATATTCGCGAAAATATTTAAAGATGATGAAAAAAATAAATTCATTTATGTATATCCTACAAAAATAACAATGAAATTAAATAGTTTTATGGAAGAATTGAAAGATTATGATAATTTTGAATTAATTTATTGGAAGTTAATGGATTATAAATTAACACCAGTTCAATTTGATAAAGATAGATATAGATCCGCATTAGTTGATATAAACGAAGTTTATAATGAAATTCATGATTTGTAAAATTATTTTATTATTTTTTTTTAATATATTTTTTTAATATTTTAGCAACTTCTAAATGTTCATTTTCAACTGAAAAACAAATTGTATACTTCTCATTATCACTTAAATTGACTCTTTTATCTTTTAATAATAATTTAACAATTTTTAAATGTCCATATTCAGCTGCTGATCGAATTGCACGATTATCACAATCACTCGGATTAACTCTTTTATCATTTAGTAATAATTTAACAATTTCTGAATGCCCATTTTCAGATGCTTCCATAAGTGCACTATTACAAAAATCACTAGGATCAACTTGTTTATCTTTTAATAATAATTTTACAATTTCTAAATGGCCATTTGCAGATGCTAAGCGAATTGCTTTATTATGATAACTACTTGGATCAAATTTCAATTTATATTTTAGTAAACAATATTTAACAATATTATATTTATTCATTTTACATGCATTATTGAAAAAAATATTAATATTATCAATACATCCAATTATTTCATCAATATTGAAAGTATAATAGTTAATATCTTTATATAATTCATACATATTGTTATATTATATTAAATTAAAAAATCAATTTTATTAAAACTTTTTAAAAAAAGACTTTCTAGAAAAAAGTCTCAACAAAAAATAATAAAAATATTTATTTTATATCTTCTTTTTGTCGAGACTTTTTTTAAAAGTCTCTAAAGTTTCTTTTTAATAATTTTACAACTTCTAAATGTCCATTTTTAGATGCCCAACGAACTATATTATTATAATTAGTAATTGAATAATAAATTCTCTTATCTTTTAATAATAATTTTACAACTTCTAAATGACCATTTTTAGATGCCCAACGAACTATATTATTATAATTTTCACTTGGATTAATTCTCTTATCTTTTAATAATAATTTTACAACTTCTAAATGTTCATTTTTAGATGCCCAACGAATTGCATAATTATGACTTGCGCTTGGATCAATTCTTTTATCTTTTAATAATATTCTTACAATTTCTAAATATCCATTTTTTGCTGCATGTCGAATTATATAATCATCATTATCAGTTGGGTCAATTCGTTTATCTTTTAATAATAATTTGACGACTTCCAACTGTCCACTTGTAATTATTATTCGAATTAAATAATTGTTATTAACACTAGGATCAACTCGTTTATCTTTTAGTAATAATTTTACAATTTCTAAATTTCCATTTGCAGATGCTAATTGAATTGCAGAATTATTAATATCGCTTGGATTAACTCGTTCATCTTTTAATAATAATTTAACAATATTTAAATATTTATATTGAGATGCCTTTATAATTGCATAATTATTACTAGCACTTGGATCAACTCGTTTATCTTTTAATAATAATTTTACAACTTCTAAATTTCCATTTGCAGATGCTATTTGAATTGCAGAATTTTTAGCATCTCCTGGATTGACTCGTTTATCTTTTAATAACAATTTAATAATCTCTAAATATTTATATTGTGATGCCTTTATAATTGCTTCATTATCACAATCGCTTGGATCGACTCGTTTATCTTTTAATAATAATTTTACAATTTCTAAATACCCAAATTTAGATGCTTCTATAATTGCTTCATTATCACAATCGCTTGGATCAACTCGTCCATCTTTTAATAGCAGTTTAACGACTTCTAAATGTCCAAATTTAGATGCCTTTCGAATTGAACGATTATTTTCATCGCTTGGATCAACTCGTCCATCTTTTAATAATAGTTTAACAATTTCTAAATGACCATTACTAGATGCTTCTTGAATTGAATAATTTTTAACAGCACTAGGATCGACTCGTTTATCTTTTAATAACAGTTTAATAACTTCTAAATGACCATTTTCAGATGCCCATTGAATTGCATAATTATTACAATCACTAGGATCAACTTCTTCATATTTTAATAATAATTCAACAATTTTTTTATGGCCGTTTTCAGAAGCTATTCTAATTGCATAATTACTGGTACCATTTAAATCAATTTCCATTTTATATTTCAATAAACAATATCTAATAATATTATATCCACCATTTTTACATAAATTACCGAAAAGAACATCAATACTACCAACATTTTTAATTATTTTATCAATATTGAAAGTATAATGATTAATATCTTTATATAATTCATACATATTGTTATATTATATTAATTAATCAATTTTATAAAGAAACTTTTTAGAAAAAAGTTTCAGCAAAAAAAATAACAAAAAACTTATAAAATACTCTCTTTTTGCCGAAACTTTTTGGAAAAAAGTTTCTTTTCTAAAAAGTCTCTTTTTGATAGAATATCTTTTATAAGTAATTGAACAATTTCAAAATGTTCATTTTTAGAAGCAAATTGAATTGCATAATTATCATTATCACTTGAATTAACTTTTTTATCTTTTAATAATGAAATTCATGATTTATAAAATTATTTTATTATTTTTTTCATTATATATACATGATTGTTCTCAAAAAACATGATAATTTTTCAAAGCGAATTGATAAATTTTTGAGTAAATTATCATTTAAAAAAGCAACATTATGTATTATTGATATTCACAATACAATGTTATCTGAGAATAATATAATTAATAAAGATATATTTTCATTAATTAAAAGAAAAAAATATAACTATTTTTATTGTTCATATGATGGAAATGATAAGCGAATTATTTTCAATAAGAATATTTTAAATAAAAATCCAATCTTGCAATCAATTCCAAAGATTTTTACAAAAAAAATCGGAAGTAAAGGAATTATTGTTAAAATAATATATGATTATTTTGAAAAAAATATTGGATTTGATAAAAGATATAAGTATAATCTTATATTTATTGATGATAAAAGAAGAAATATTCAAGATGTAAATAAATTCAAATATAAAAAAAAATTATTTATCAAATTTAAAAATAATTTAAAAATAATTTAAAAATTGGTTATTTAATTCATAAATTATAATAATGTATGATAAATATATAAAATTAGCTTATCATACTAAAAGTTATAGAAAAGCTTTGGATTTATTATAGATTCAGGCATTCCAAGTCTCAACAAAAAATAATAAAAAATATATAACACATAATTTTTTTGCCGAGACTTTTTCCTAAAAAGTCTCTTTATTTCATCATATTAGCTAGTCTATTGATAAGTTTTCTATTATCTTGTATTGTTGCAATTAATAATCCAAATAATTTATTATATTGTACTGTTTCAATTTTTCCACTTTTATTATAAACAACTAAATCTGGAAATAATTGTTCAACTTCCTCAGCTATTAAACCATATTGTTTACGAATGTGTTTTTTATTGAATAAAAACTTTTCTCTTATATATTTTTCATTTGAATCGATATCTTTCATATTTAAATACCATTCTTTTTGTTTTTTAATTTGATCAAGTTCCCATTGTGTTTTTTCTTCTTTTTCTCTTTTATTTTCTGATTCACGATGAGAAATGTAATCAAAACTGACAGCTCTTAATTGATGAAAACGATTAATAACATTATTATCAATTGTTTCAATATTTTCTTTAAAAACTTTGGAAGATGAAACTGTTCCTAATTGTCCATCTGAATCAACTAAAACTGCCACAGCATCTGGAACAGTTGTAGTAACTCCTCTAATTCCATCAATAAATGTTGTTAAAGAGGAACGTATTCCAAATCCAATTTTAATTGCTCGTGATGTAAAAAATCTTACATTAGTTCCAGCACCAATAATAATATTATATGAACCACCTCCAGCCACAGTACAAGAAGCATTTCCAATTACAGTATTCCATGATCCAGTTGTATTAGATAGAACTCCCTGCCCAATACCAACATTTCCATTTCCCAATATAGTTTGATTATTAGCAGCACCATAGCCAATTATGACATTTCCATTAGGACTTCCAGTAGTATGTGCAGTGGCAACATCTTCACCAATAAATATATTTCTTACAAAAGCAACAGCACCAGAAGTTGCAATATTATGTCCAATCATAACATTTTCATTACTTCCAGTTACAGTTAGATCTAAAACATTATTTCCTAATAAAACATTACTATTACATGCACTTGTTGCAGATGTTAAAATAGATTTACCAACACCAACCAAATCTGTTGAGGTTACTAGTATTGGAGCATTAGATGAACCAATTACAGTCAAATCACTTGAAGTTGTAACCAATTTTCCTGTATCATTACCAATAAATGTATTGTCATCTCCTATTGTGACTACTTTGCCACATTTACTTCCCAAAAATGTATTTCTTAATCCAGTGGTAATTGCATTACCATTTGAGTCTCCATAAAATGTATTTGTTCCAGTTATCTCAATATGTCCTGTTGTTAATTTTAAATTTGCACAACTAATATTATCTTTAACAACGGTAGTCATTAACATTTATATATATATATATGAAAAATAAAAAAATAGTAATATATTACTATTAAATAATTTTAACAGAATAATTCATATAATTTTTATAATATGAAGAATTTTCAAGTTCATTTTCCATTGTTGGATCAATTAATGTAGTAACAATTTGGGATCTACAACAATTGTTTGTTATTTTATTTTTTATAAAGAAATCTTCATTATTTGATTGATCTTTATTATTCAATACTTTATCATTGATATATGCTCTAAATGGAAGTAATATATGTGAAATAGTTTTATTACAATTTTTACAATTTGTTAAACAATATGACATTTTATATAATTAAAAAATAAAAATCAATTTTATTAAGAAACTTTTTAGAGACTTTTTAGGAAAAAGTCTCGGCAAAAAGAATGCACCGAAACTTTTTAGAAAAAAGTTTCAGCAAAAAGAACATATTAAAACTTTTAAAAAAATTGAAAAATATAAAAAATATAATCTTTTTGCCGAGACTTTTTTCTAAAAAGTCTTAACATAATCTTTTTGCCGAGACTTTTTCTTAAAAAGTCTCTTTCTAAAAAGTCTCTTAGAAGTATATAATTAGTTCATTAACATCCCACCACTCTAAACGATTTTTATCTGGACAAGGTCGCACAACAGCGTACGGACACTTCTTTTTCTTAATTAATTGTATAGCTAAATCCATATACATTGCAGTATTAGTTTGAAATTTACTTTTGTAATTTTTAGTCACAGGAATATCTATTTTTCGGCCGTTGGCAATATCTTCAGTTAATGCAGCAATTACTGAACTTTTTTCAAACTTACTCATAACCTTTGAAGAATATCTATCTTCTGGTGATACAAATTTATCATATAATGTAGAAATATTTTTATTTTTTTGTAAATTAAATTTATCAATCACAATAGACATTTTAATATATAATATAATATAATCATTTTTATTATAAAAATATTTTTTGTATTATAAAAAATGGGAAAGATAAATTATAAACAATTATCAATTATTATTAAAAAAAGAATTTCATTTCCAGATTTCAAGAACTGGGAAGAAAATAAACAATTTAAAGCTATTGTAAAAGTTTCTCAATTAAATAATGATCAAGTACCACAAAAATATAATCATATAATATATGATTCAAGAAAATTACTATTAAATTATTCTAAATGGAAACTTGGTAATCAACTTCCAGCTGATATTATCAATGCCATTGATGATTTTATATCATATAAAGTAACTTTTTAGAGACTTTTTAGGAAAGAAACTTTTTAGAAAGAAACTTTTTAGAAAAAAGTTTCAGCAAAAATAATGTTTCCTAAAAAGTCTCTTTAATAAAAATTGATTAATAAATATAAAATATATAAAACTTTGTAACTAAAACTTTTTGCTGAAACTTTTTCCTAAAAAGTTTCTTTGATGTTCATATTATACAATGATTTGTGTTCAAATTTTGAAGCAGATCATATAATTACAAGTGAAAAACTATATGTATCAAATTGTTCTATTGATTACAATCGAATATTTCATTTAGCATATTATTATAATAATTATAAATTTTTTAAATATCTTTTAAAAATTAAACAAGTTAATCTAGAAGCACTAAAAAATGATCCAATTGAATATTCATGTATGAAAGGTTATTATAAAATTGTAAAATATCTTTTAACAAAATTTACATTAAAAATTGATCCAAGTTCGAATTATAATTTTCCAATAAGGATTGCATGTGCTTATGGTCATCATAAAATTGTTAAATTGCTATTAAAAGATAATAGAGTCGATCCTAGTTCCCATAATAATAATTCAATCCGAATGGCATCAAAAAATGGACATTTAAAGATTATAAAATATCTTTTAAAAGATAAACGAGTAAATCCAAGTGATAATAACAATGAAGCACTAGAATTAGCAATTAAGAGTGGACATCCAAAAATTTTTAAATTATTATTAAAACATGTAAAATCTAAGTTGAATCTTGAATTAAATTAATTACTTTTATTAAAATTTTAATTTTTTTTAATATTAAAATTGATTAATAAATATAATCTCAATAAATTAATTTCAATAAATCAATCTCATTAAGCAAAACTTTTTGCCGAAACTTTTTTCTAAAAAATTTCAATAATAAATAAAATGTTTTTAATATACAATGATTTGTGTTTAAATTTTAAAATGTGTAATCATATCGGTGAAATTATAGATAGAATATTTATATATGAATATTATGAAGATTATGAAAATATTTTAGATTTGTTTGAATATTTGTATAAAGAAAATAAATATAAAACAATAAAATTATTATTATTAAAAATTGATAGTACAACCATAAATAATAAGTTATTTACAATAGCAAATAATAATAATTATTATAAAATATATAAATATCTTTTATCAAAAGTTAAATCAAATTTTGATATCAAGTTTTCAATTTATAAAGCATCTTGTTGTGGTTATTATAAAATAGTTAAATTATTATTAAAAGATAAAAGAGTTGATCCTAGTGTTTTTAGTAATTATTCAATTACAAATGCAGTTAGATTTAATTATCCAAAAATCGTTAAATTGTTATTAAAAGATAAAAGAGTTGATCCTAGTATTTTTAGTAATTGTTCAATTACAAATGCAGTTAGATTTAATTATCCAAAAATCGTTAAATTGTTATTAAAAGATAAAAGAGTTGATCCTAGTGTTGATGATAATATTGCAATTTTATGTGCATCTGAAAAAGGTTATTATAAAATCGTTAAACTATTATTAAAAGATAAAAGAGTCAATCCAGGTGATCGCGATAATTGTGCTATTCGATATGCAGCCAAAAATAGACATTTAAAAGTTGTGAAATTATTATTAAAAGATAAAAGAGTTGATCTAAGTGATATTGGTAATTCTTTATTTCAAGTTGCATGTGAATATAGTCATTTTGAAATTGTTAAATTATTAAAAAAAGATAAACGAGTTATGAAATTGATAAATTAATAAATTATTTTTTTAATTTTATTGGTTTATATAAAAACTTTTTATCAATCTTTTCATCAACCTTTTCTTCAACCTTTTCATCAACTTTTTTGTCGAAACTTTTTTCTAAAAAGTTTCTTTCTAAAAAGTTTCTTTTCAATGGATAGTTATTATCCAAAAATAAAAGATAAAAATTTTAATGCATTGATAAAAACAAAAAATGAATTTTTTGGAAAACCAATTAAAAATTTAAAAGATAAGTTTATTATTCAACGTCATCAAAAATTTGTTAAAAATTTTATAACATCTCAGACTTTGTATAATAAATTAATTTTATTTCATGGAACTGGGAAAGGAAAAACATGTGAAGCAATACAAATCTCAGAAAAATATAGATTATCATTAATATCACCAAAAATATTTATTGTGTGTTCAAGTATAGCTCGTGTTAATTTTATAAAAGAATTAAGTGGAAAATGTGGATCATTTGCAAATTATAATACATTGACACATAAAGATGAAAATAAGTTAATTAAAATTGGATATATTTTTCAAAATTATCAATCATTTGTTAAAAATAGAGATGGTGATATAACTGATTCATTAATAATTATTGATGAAGCACATTCTTTATTGAATGAAAATACTTACTCAATTGCGTTAAAAAGATTGATGAAAACTTCAAAAAGATATAAATTAATACTTATGACAGCAACTCCAATGTTTAATGAACCATATGATATTGTTGAATTTATAAATTTATTATATCCAAACGATCTATTAGATAAATATGAATTATTTACAATTGACAATGAATTAAAACCAAATGCTAATAAAATAATCAAATCAAGATTAGCTGGAATGATATCTTACAATATGTACAACGATCCTAAATATTTTCCAACACAAATAGATATTGGTTCAATTCCACTTAAATTACAAGGTCCAAATAATGAACGAATCATACAAACTAAACTTATCAGAGTGCCATTATCAAAAATTCAATTTGAAGCATATAAAAAATATTGGACTGGAAGTGTAAATATGAAAATTAAAAAAATTTGTGAATTTGTTTTACCAGATATGATTTTTTCAAAAATAGAAAATGAACTTAAATATGTATCAATAGATTATTTAAAAAAATATAAAATTACATTATCAAGACAAAATGTAATGAAATCTTCGATAAGTGGACCGGTTTTAAATATTTCTAATTTAGGAAATTATTCTTCAAAGTATCATAAATGTATATCTGATATTTTGAAAAATAATAGACCATTTGGATTTGTATTTGGAAAATTTGTAAATAATAGTGGAATAAAATTATTTGCAAATGCAATGATAGAAAATGGAATAAGCGAATATATAGTTGGAATTAATTTAATCAATAATAATAACATTGATTATAAATATGGTATTAAATATAAAGATTGGAAAAGAAATGAACAATTTTATCCATCAAAATATATTATTTTACATAAAGATATTTCTATAATTGATAGAAATAAATTAATTAAAATATTTAACTCAGAAGAAAATAAAAATGGTAAAATCATTAAATATATAATTGGATCTTTATTAATTAAAGAAAGTTTAGATTTAAAACGCATTCATGATATTTATATATTAAATGTTCAAGAAAATTTCTCACGTGTTAATCAAATTATCGGCCGGGGCATAAGATTTAAATCTCATGATGATATTGAAAATAAAATAGTTAATATTCACAAATATGTTGTTTCAATTCCAAACAGTGATAAAATTATGTCATCTGAAGAATTAGAATATGCCAGAGATGAAAAAAATTATATCGTAATTAAACAAATTGAAAAAATATTAAAAACTATTGCTATCGATTATAAATTTTATGATTCATCAAATATTACGACTAATAATCCAAATTTAACATATAAATTATATTATCAAAATGATGAAGTATTTTTAGCAAAATTATATATAATAGATATAATCAATCAATATACAATAATATCACGATCTATTATTCATGAATTATTGAAAAAATATTCTGACACTTGTTTTATAGATTTAGCACTTAAAGAATTGATAAATAATAAAAATATATTTAATGATGGATTTTTAATTGAATTATCTACTGGAATTTTTGCATTCAATCCTATAGATTTAAATGATAATACATTATCATTGGAAAAACGAATTAATTTTACAAAACCAAATAAAAATATAAATATTAATAAACAAATAACAACAATAATTTCTAAAAGAAAAACAAAATATTTTTACAATATTAATAAAACAATTAAATATTTAAAAACAATGACAAAATTTAAATTATTAGCATTACATTTGTCCAAATTACAAATTGAACATCAACAAAACATACTTGAATATGCCTTAGAAAAATATATTAATTCAAAAAAGAATATTTCTAAAATTATTTTCAATATCTTAAAAAATTATAAAAATTACTTAATTGATAAAAATATGATAAAAATTGGTTTTAATCATTCAATTGGAGATAATTATTTTGATACAGAATCTTTTACTCAAATTGATAAAACCAAGAAATTCATAGGGCATTATTTAATGATGCCACGAATTTATAATAATTCTTTACATAAATTTGTTAATTTAAAAGATAATGAATATTTATTGAAAAGAAAATCAAGAAAAATTAAAAAAGAAAATGATTTTATTATTGGATATATTGAAAAAAATAATAATAATAAAATGGTATTTAAATTGAGATTTACTAATGAAAATATTTCTTCTGATCTAAGAAAAATTAAAAAAGGATTTATTTGTAATCAAATAAATGATAAAACTATTTTATTGAAAATATGTAAACAATTAGAAGTACAAGTTAAGAAAAAAGAAACGATTAAATCTTTATGTAAATTAATTGAATTAGATTTAAGAGAAAAGCAAATGTTTGCAGATAAATACAAAACTGGAATTTTATGGTTTTATCCTTATGATTTTTAAGATTCAAGTTTTAAAATTCTTGCTTCAAGATCATTTAATTTTTTTTGTTGTTGTTGAATTATATAAACATGTAGGGCGTGTAATGTATTGTAATAAATTCCATCAAGATTATCATCTTCATCACTATAAACTAATGATGGATTAGTTAGTGCCAATTCATGTAAAACAAAACCATGTGTTTTAATTAATTTTGGTTCTATAGTTTCTTTCAATATTTTTTCTCTCAATGTATCATATTTATTTATCAATTCATTTTGTTCGGTCATATTAACGTTATTTTCCATTTCTCGATATATTTTTAAATCATTTTCATCAATTTCCATCCATTGATCAATATTTGGATTATCATTATCAATTAAATCGTTCATCATATTTGATATTTTATCATATTGTTCTTTACTCAATCGTTTTATAGTACTACAACCGGTTTCACTTTTAAATTTTAATTCGATGGCTTTTAATTTACGATTCTTCATCATTTCATTATATTTTTTTAATTTTTGTTCATCATTATATTTAAGTTTTTCACTTTTATAATTATATTCTACTGGACGTAATTTCATATATAATTTAAATTGATCATCACTTATATCTAAGATATCTTCTTTATCAAGTGTTGCGATCGATTTAGGTGCAACTTTCATTTTTGATTTATATATATAAATGAAAAAGAATTTTGTAATAAATGGTATTTTTCCTAAAGGATTATCAAATAAAAATATTGAAAAAATTTTAAATAAATTTAAAATTCAACATAAGGAAATTATAAATGAAGAACAAATTAAAACGATTATTCTTCAATATATAAAAAATAATAATTTAGTATTTTATGGAGGATATGCTATACATTTATTATTACAAGATAAAAGAAATGAAGGTATATATAATGAACAAACAGATTTATTAGATTTTGATGTTTATTCTGTCGATCCAGTAAAAGATGCAAATGAATTATCTGAACTTTTAAGAGTTAAAGGTTTTAAAAATATTAGAATAATATCTGGAATGACTGGTCATACACGTAAAATTTTTATAAATTTATCAAAAGATGCAATTATTGATATAAGTTTACAAACTAAAGAAATACTTGATAAAATTAAAATTAAAATTGGAGATTATTTTATTACTGATCCTCAATATATGAAAATTGATCATTATATGCAACTTACAATGAATTTTTTACAATTTCATTGGAGAATTAAGAAAACATTTAAAAGAATATTATTATTGGAAAAATATTTTCCAATTTTAAATAATCAACGATATGAGGAACCTAAAATTTCTAATGGTACTATAAAATCAATAGAAAAAATAAATAAAACATTTATAATTGTTGTTGGCGGAGATTATGTGTTTAATAAATTATTTAATTTACCACAAACTGGAGAATTGCATATATTTTCTAATGAAATAAATGATACTCATATACCAATAGATGGTGTAAAAATAAAAAAAGATATAAGACTTTTTCCAATAATTGGACAAATATTTTATAATGATGTTGATAATTATAAACAATTGAGTATATCAGGATTAATTTACACTTATTATGTATTAAAATTTTATGAAAATACAAATAAACATGATTATAAAATAAAACTTTTATTAAATAAATTTTTAAATAATCCATTTGCTAAATTGCCAAATATTTACACTCCAGAATATCCATATCTAAAAAAAGATGAAAAATTACATTTAAAAAGTCGATATTTGACAGCTATTTAATTAATATAATCTTTGTATTGGATAATTAAGAATACTATCATTAGTTAATAATAATTTAAGCATTTTGTAATCACCATGAATAAAAGCAGTTCTCAATGGACCATTTTCATTGACACATGGATCTATATCAGTCCTTTGTAACAATAATCTAACTATATCAATATATCCCAATTTTACTGATTTCACAAACATAAAATTATTACAACTATTAAATTTAACATGTGGAAATAGAGCTAAATATTTTACAATATGAAATTGTTTATATTTAAATGCAGTAATTAATGCATCAGAATCATTATCATTTGGATCTACTTTTTTATTTTTTAATAATAATTTTACTATATCTAGATAACCATACTTACAAGCCATATAAAATATAAAATTTTTGTTCATAGCTAAATCAAGTCTCGAATCTTTTATTAATAATTTAACTATATCCAATTTTCTTTGTTTTAATGCGTCAACAATACATCTATTACTTTTATAATTTGGTTGTATTTTTTTATTTTTCAATAATAATTCTACTAATCTATAATTTCCATTATATGAATAATGTATTAATAAATTATTTCCTGTAACAACATCAAAACTATCATCATCCAATAATAATATAACAATATTTTCATAATTTGATTTACATGCATATAATATAGCTTTATTTGTATATTTATGTTGTATACATCCAATTAATAAATCAACCATAATTTGTGTACATGATTTTATTGCTATCGTAAATGCTTTGATAAAATGTATTCTTTCAGGAAATAACTTTGCGATTTCTTTAAATTTTTTAGTATAATATTCCGTTAATTCTGAATTATCATCATTTTTTAAAAGTTTTAATATATCTATATAAGCTAAATTTTCAGCTATTTTAATCATTTCTTCTCTAATTTTTGATATATCTATTCTTTTATCTTCTATTAATAATTTAACTACATCAATGTTATTATTTTTTATCGATTGTTTCAATGGATAATTGTCATTAAAAGTTGGATCAAAATTTTTAGATTTTAATAAAGTTTGTATTTTTATTATATCATTACACACAGTATCCCAACCAATTTGTGCAATACTATCCATTTTGTATTTTATATCAATATTATAGAAATCAATTTTATTAATTTATTAAATATATATTACTATTTTTTTATATAAAACTCTCTCTTTAAAACTCCTTCCTTGATAACTTTTTGCTGAAACTTTTACTAAAAACTTTTTGCTGAAACTTTTTTCTAAAAAGTTTCTTTTCTAAAAAGTTTCTATGTATGTAAAAGATAATGAAGATGATGAATTTTTCAATAATTCAGATGATGAAGATGAATATTTATTATTTCAAGACTATACCTTTTTAAAAGATAAAAAGAGTGTTAAATTATATAATATTATGATTTCTATATTTTTATTAATATTTGCAATATCTTTATTATTATCAATATTAATACATGTATTTTTATCAATAGATGTGTTTCTTTCATATTTAAGTAAGGATCTTCATAAAGGTTTAATAATATTAAATTTAATAATCACAATATTAGCAATACCATATCAATTGATAAATTTTATTTTACATATATATACGATTTATAAACATTAATTAAAAATGTTGAGACAAGATAATACTAGAAATATGCAAAATTATAATAGATTTATGGAAATGCCAATGATTGATAAACCACGATTACCAGAATGGAAAATGAGAGCAATTAATGGACGAAATGCTAAAAGTTATTATCATCCGAAACCATTGGATGATGATATTTATAGAAATAAAATAGGACCATATAATGATAATAAATTAATCATAAGACATAATAATCGTCATAGAGAACAAGATAGATTTTATGATAATAGATCAAAAGGTAGATTAGATTTTCAAGCTCCTGGTGATTTGCCAGGAACATTTAGAATTCCAGACTCATTAATAGCAAAAAATGTAATTAGACCACTTTTGCCAAGTAAAAGAAGTTATAATAGAACTATTGAAGAAAAACATTATGGTATTATTCAGCCAAGTGGAGCAACTGTTGATTGTGTACCAAGACATCGAACACAATCTGTATTGCAAACTCATCTTAAAACAAGACCATCAACCCAACCACAAGGAAGACGAAATATGCATCCAGCAAAACAAACTTATCATTCAATGACAACAAATAAGCATCCAAATACTCATACTGTAGAAGATCATAGAGTAATACGTACATTGAATAAATTAAAACCAAAAGATCAAACTGGATCTGCATATTGGAGACAAAACAATGGAAGTATATTGAATAAAAGGAATACAAATAGATCATATGTTGCAACAAGTGAAGAATATGGTAATAGACGAACTGAACGAAATCAAATTGCTCAAAGATATGATAGAGCAAATACATCCATTAAATTCAATAATAAACTTAATACAAATAGTGGTTATAATCCTACACGTGAATGGTATAATTCAAATCATATTAATAGACCTCCACAATATACAAATATACCAACATATTTAGACATAGTTCATGGTAATATTAATAACGTTGCAAATTATGACAAAAATGGTGTATCCCATATAAATGATAGAATCGAACAATTATTTATGAGAAAATTACGAAAATAAAAATTGATATTATTATATAAAAAAACAATTATGAAAAAATTGTTTAATACATTAAAATGTATAAATTGCAATAAAAAATATCATATACTTAATAATTTAAAATATTCAAATATTTTAAATAAATTAAAAATATGTTTCAATTGTATTAAACATGAAATGGATATGGAAATATTTCTTAAATATAATATGTTTAATATGAAAATTAACAGATTTATATTACAACAAAAGATAATTGATAAAAAGTATAATAATGAAACTATTTTATTTGATATTGAAATATAACAATCTAATCATTTTTTTAAGACTTTTTACTTAAACTTTTTGACGTAACTTTTTCCTAAAAAGTTACTTTAATAAAATTGATTATTTTTTTCAATTATGATAAAATGTTTAAATTATATTCTGATATTAATAATTATAATTATATTATTATTAATCATTTAATTAAATGTTTATATAATATAAATATGGTATTTATCTATGCAATTGAATATAATTATATTA